GCGGCCCTGGGGTAGACGATCTTGGACTCGATCCACGCGAGGAGGTCCTCGCGCCGGTAGCGCACCGAGCGGCCGATCTTGGCATAGGGCGGTCCGCTTCCCCGAGAGTCCATCTGGCTCAGCGCTTGGGGCGTCACGCCCAGGAATTCGGCGGCCTGGGAACGATTCAGCATGGGCGGCAGCTGCTCTGTCACGCTCATTGCTCCGGGTGAACCCATTGAACCTTATCGGCGATTATCATGGGAGTACTTTACAGGGCCGGTGTTGGGGATGTCCTGGGGAAATCGACTTAACATATCTCAAGTTATCGGCCGTACCGAACGATTCGTCCAGGTATGGCATGATTTCAGTTGCACGTCTTGTAATCGACATCATCTAGGTATACAGTGCAGATCCGCACCGTACCTTCTCAAGGGGGAAGGCGGGCCGCCCGGGGCAGCGTTAATGCCCCGGGCGGCCCTAGGTGCAACCGCCAGAAAGGGACGGTCACACCATGCAGGAAGTTTCGCCTAATCCGCAGGCCGAGAGGGTGTTTGCCCGCTTCGGTATCGAATATCGCCTCGTCGAGGAATTTCCGATCGAGTCGATCCAGAATGTCGGCGGCCAACAGGTCCGCTTTCAGGCGAACATCGCCAATCACCAGGTCGTCGAGGAATATTTCCAGCAGTACAAGGCTGGCGCCACGTTCCCGCCTGTTGTCCTGGCCGAACCCGGAACGATCATCGACGGGAACACGCGCTTGGCGATGGCACGCAAGGCGCAGCTCAAGACCTTCCCCGCCTATTTGGTCACCGTGAGCTCGCTCGACCTGGCCAAGGCATTGGGCGCCTACCTGAACAACACCGGCGGCGTGCGTCTGACCCAGGACGAGTCGTATCAGGCTGCGGTGGACATGATGGGCGAGAACCTCAATTTCACCGACAGTCAGATTGCCGAGGCCACCGGCAAATCGGCGACGCAAGTCCGCAACTGGCGCATCGAGCGCGAAGCGGAACGCCACGCAGCGCGGACCAACGCAGCGCAAGCCCTCGCATCGGTGCCGAACACGCAGCACAAATTGCTGGGCAAGATCATCCAGGATGCGCCCTTCAAGGCCGCGGTCGAGCTGGCCGGGTCACGACACCTGCCGAATGCAACGGTCAAGACGATGGTCGACGACATTGGGGCCGCGCCCTCTGAGTCCGACGCGCTCGAGGTCATCGCTGCGGTGGCGCGGGACAACCCGAGCGGTGGCCCGGGTGGTGCCGCAGTGGTCCGTAACACCAAAGCGGCACGTATGCGCATGGTCCTGCCCCAGGTGATCAATTTGCGTCCGCCCGAGGAGCTCTTCGAAGCGGAGAAGGCGAGCGAGGACGAGAAGCTGTGGCGCGAGGTGCGGCGTGTGGCCGAGGCACAGATCGCCTATTACGAGCAGATGATGCCAGCGCAGTCTTTAAGCGTTTCTTTCGTTAATTCGTAATGGCACGAGCTGCCTCGGCGGTCGTGGTCGATCTCTACCGCATCGCTTATAACGCCGGTCGACCCGTGACCTTCGACGAACTCGTGGACGGTCTGCCCTCGGCCTACCAGAACGACGCCAATCGCTGGTGGCTCGAGGAGCACGAGGGATACGACATTCCGCCAGAGCCCTGGTCGGCTTCTCATCGACGCAAGGTCAAGTGCGAATGGGTGGCGAAGCTGGTGAGCGATATGACTGGGGAAAAACGGTTTTACCCCAGTCAAAAAGATGGCCGGCCCGCCCGCTACAAAGGGGCTCTGCCCCGAAGCGAACTGGTGTACGAGGCCGTGAAGGAGATTCCGCGCAGAGGTGGTAAAGGCGGACCGCCGATGGTCTACGAGGAATATCTGGCTCGGCGGCTTGTCCGCTGGACGCCCGAGATCGGTGCTACCGGACGCCGCCATATGGCAGGCGTTCAGTTCATGGACGAAGTCCGGCGCCTCGAGCGGCTGGGCAAGGACACCAGAGGAGCGACCAAAGCGAGCAAAGCCGAGCTCGAGGCCGCGATCGCGATGGCAGTCGACGCTCTCAGCGTCATCAGGTCGAGCTCGTGAGGCTGACACTGATGCGTGCTACCCAGTACCTGATCGACACGCTCGAGCTCATCCGGCCCGAGCAACTGAACCAGCGCGAACGCGCCGCCTATTACGACATGCTCCGACGGTTGCATGCCGAGCTCGGACGTTTCCTGAGCGAGTTGGACGAGAGTCCCGTCATTTAGCCTGTTTCAATTTCAGTGCAGCTTTACGTAAGGGCGCTTATCGGCGGGGTTGGGGTGACCCGGCCCGGCCGGGATTGGGTGTACCGGCCGGACCAGGTCCCAGGGAGTTGCCTTGCGGACCCTACCGCGGCCCTGTGCCGGCCCCGTTGGTGGGCAGGATGGCGTTGAGGATCACGGCCAGAGCGCCCACGGCGCCGATGGCACCGAGCAGCTCGGTGCTCAGGTTCTGGTCGATGGCGAGCACCACGCAGCTGATCGCCAGCATGGCGGTGCCGATGAGCACCATGTAGAGCTCACGGCGGATGTACCAGGGCACTAGACCCGGTCGGGCCGTCCGTAGAAGCCGGCCGATCCGAAGGCGAACACCGAGCCGTCCGACGCGTGCAGCCAGTAGCCGTCCTTGCGCCGCCCGGCGATGCCGATGATGGTGACGCCGGGCTGGGTGTAGTCGGGCTCGTTGGCCCCGCCGTGGTACTGGGCGTCCCCGAAGGCGTAGACGGCGCCGTCGCCGGTGACCGTCCAGTAACCGTCTCCGTCAGTCGAAGCAATCATCTCTCGTCCTTTCGTGCTGGTGGCCGGCGGCCGCGCCCCGGCGGCCATGGCGATGACCTGGTCGATGGGGAAGGCCGGCCCGCAGTCCCAGTGACCTCCGCCCCAGGCGCCGAGGTCGGCATGCTGGCAGACCCCCGACGCGCCGCCCTGGGCCTCGGACGCGGTGAGGCCGACCAGCGGGACTCCGAACCTGGCGCACTCCTCGGCCACCCATTGGGCCGTGTTCTCGAGCATGGTGGCGTGCAGGCGCCACTGATCCGGGTTCCACGAGGCGAAGGCGCACAGCTCGGCCTGGACCGCCACGGGGTTGGCGCCCGCCGCCGTCCAGGCCTTGTTCTCCCGGCGGACGTACTCGCCGACCACGCCCGGGGTGTCGTCGATGCCCACGTGGGAGCTGACCCCGGCGTTCGGGCTGGCGAAGAAGGCGCCCAGGTCCTGGTAGGTACGGGCCCCTTCGGCGGTATGGAGACAGACAAGTCTTACAGAACTGCCACCTCGGCTCGAGTAGTTGGGGCTGGCGACCCAGTCGCGCCTAAGCGCCATCGGGGACCTCCTCGGCCGGTGGCTCGCCCTCGGGCCCGGCGTGGGACGGCTCGGTCTCGGGCTCGGGTACGGGCTCGGGTTGCGTCTCTTCGGTGTCGGTCATGGTGCTCCTTTCATGCGGCGAATACCTCGGTGACAGCGGGGCCGGCGTTGTTGGTGGTGTTGCCCAGCGTGCCCGGGCCGCCGTAATAGACGTAGGTGACCTGGCCGCCGCCCGAATAGCCGTAGGGGGTGAAGGTGTAACTCTGGCCCGGCGTCAGTCCGCTTATGACGTCACTGAAGGTGTAGCGCGTGCCGACCGCCGAGGCGGCCGACTGCATCAGGACATTTTGGGCGCCGATCTGGGCGCCGGCCGAGTACATCGCAGTCATGAAGACGGCATTGGACGAAGGCACGCAGTAGGCCGACCAGCGCACCAGGACCCGGCCCGAGAGCGGGGCGACGAAGGTGACCGCCATGTCGGGCATGGCGGTGGCGCCGCCGCCGAAGGTGTAGCTGCCCTGGCTGGCCGGCGCAGCCCGATTGACCGCCAGCAGCGTGCCGGCGACGGCCAGTGCGCCGCGGCGGTCGGTGATCGTCGCCGTGTTCAGGTTGGCGATGGACGGCCCGACCAGGACGTTCGCCATGGCGTAGGCGTTGGTCGGCGTGGCCGGCACGGTCTGGCTGCCGGTGGCCGCAGGCGTCCCGGTGACCACGTTGAACACAAAGTCGTTGTTGCCACCGGCGTCGAGCGCGTTGTCGCGCACCTGGGCCACGACGACGTCGATGCGGGACTGGCCGGCCGGCGGCGCCGCGGCCAGCGCCGGCGGGACTTCGGCGGCGTCCCAGCGGCACAGCGCCACCCCCTGGCCGGCCTGGAGCACCACGGCGACCGTGCCGGGCGCCACCGAGACCGTCATGGTGTTGGCCACCGCGGTCACCGCCCCGCCGCTCACACCGCCCGACGGCCACAGGGTGGAGAACAGGCCGCGGTCGACGCTGGCGGCGTAGGAGCCGCCCTGTTGCCACAGCGGGGCGTAGCGGGTCATGGCGTCATCTCCTCGATAGGGCGCGGATATCGGCGGCCTGGGCGCCCAGAATGTCGACCAGGGTGGTGGGGGCGCGCCCGACCGTCAACGTGACGAGCTCGGTGCCGTCGTCGGTGGTCTCGAAGGTCACCCCCATCACGCGCAGCGCGGTGTTCACGTTGAGCCGGCCGCTCTGCACGATCAGCGGCAGGGTGTCGCCCATGGCGAAGGCCTTGTCGTAGTAGAACCCCGGCGCCAGCGTCAGGGTGTAGGTCGGCATCAGCACCGAGTAGATGTTCAGCTGGCCCTGGGCCTCCTGGGTGAGCAGCGGCCCGCTCGGCGCCTGGTCGGGCGACTGGTCCGACCCCATCCACAAACCCGGGGCGGACGCCTGCGCGCCGAGGGCGTCGGCCGTCCAGGCCTCGCCGTAGAGCTGGGCCGCGTTCTGGGCCGTGTTCTGGTTGTTGCCCAGCGTGCGCCAGTAGTTGGAGTAGTCGGCGCTCGCGACCTGGCGCGTCAGCGCGGTCACGTTGCCCGGGTAGTAGAGGGCGGGGCTGGTGCGCGTCACGCCCTGGGCCGGGAAGAAGATCCGCAGGGCGTCGACGGTGCCCGGGCTCTGGCCCGCCTCGACGAGGGAGGTGAACGGGGCGACGTCGTAGTCGAAGCCGCCGGCCAGCTTGGCCAGGTCACCGAGCATGGTGAGGCAGACCGAGTTGCCCTGCCAGGTCATGGTGCGCGACGTGCCGCTGAGCGCCCGGGCGCTGCCGTCGGGGTTGACCGGGACCACCCAGCCCCCGGTCGCGCCCGTATAGGACAGCGGCAGGTACGAGCCGCTCAGCGCCGTCCCGCTCGAGCTGCTCACGTTGCGCCCGGCGTTCACGATGTCCGCCGCGCACACGTCCTGATCGGCCGTCGTCGCCGCCGCGGTGACGGTGGTGAAGATCCGCCGGGCCAGGATCCCCAGGTAGTCGGTGGCGGTGACGCTGAGGGTGTGGGACTGCTCGTCGATGGCGTCGGCGCTGGCCACGACGGGACCCCGGAAGTACGCCACGTCGGCCCCGGCGGTGTCGTCCCAGCGCCAGGCGACGACCTCGGTGCCCAGTTCTGCTATGTAGCGCGCGGCGGGCCGCCAGCCGTCGAGGTCGAAGGTGAAGACGGCCGGGGCGTTGTAGGCCCGGACCAGCTTGCGGTTGCGGCCCTCGGACAGCTCCGCGATGACCGTCGAGGCCGGCGCGGCGTCGGCGTAGGTGCGCCGGTGCAGCGTCACGCGCCAGCGCCCGCGCCCGGCCGGCACCGGGTAGGTGCCAGGGGCCGCAGCCGGTGTCGGGGCTTCGAGGAGGTCGGTCACGTCAGGTACCCGTCCTGCCAGGTGGCGACGGCCTGGGTGGAAGAGCTGGTCGAGGTCCCCGACAGCGTGAGCGTGGCCGACTCGGGGGCGGGCGGGATCACGGGCCAGGCCGGCACGTAGCCGGCCATGTTGAAGTAGCGCCAGTCGACCGAGCTCAGCACCGACTGGGTGGCGTCGCCGTCGTAGAAGGCGGTGTGCGCGGCGGTGTCGATCTCGACGCGGTGCCCTATGTCGATCCGGAACCCGGTCACGAAGTACAGCGCGTACAGCGTGCCGGCGACGTTGAGGGTGAGGCCGACCTGGGGCGTGGTGATCGGGCCGTAGATCGTGATCCGGGGTGCGATGCCCACGTCGCCGTTGGTCTGAACGGTGGCGTTGACCTGGGCGCCGCCGCCGGACGGGTAGACCCGGTTGTAGGTCAGGTTGTACGTGCGTCCGGCCCCGACCGTCGAGCCCGACCAGGCCGTCGCCTGCTTCACCACCACGTCGCGCACGATCGGGTCGGCCGCGATCCACTGCAGGGCGATGGTGCGCTCCACCGGGCCCGCAATGGGCCAGCCGTAGGAGTCGCCCCGTAGCGTGAGCGTCCGTTCGGCGGCGCCCGGGCGGTCGAGCACGTAGTGCAGCACCGGGCGCGCGCTGGGCACCATGAAGGGGGCGAAGCCCGCCGCGATGGCGTCGATCTGGGCGGGGGCGAACGCCTTGATACTGGCCACCACGGTGCGCCCGGCCATGTACATGGTGAGGTCGGTGGCCCCGTCGGTGTCGGGCCGGTTGAACATCACGGTCCGCGGCACGGGCGTGCCGAGGTCGAGGCTCTCGCAGTACCAGCCGCCGGCCGGGTTGTCGAGCTGGACCGTCGAGGCACCGAGCACCAGCCAGGCCGTACGGACGCACACCATCAGAGGGCCTGGGTCCTCGCCACCCAGGCGGCGCGGCGCATGAAGGCGTCCACGTCGAGCTCGGAGGACAGGTGGACTCCCCCGTTGATGACCACGGCCGGGCCGACGCCCGAGCGGTTCGCCGGGATCACCGTCTCGCCGGCGTGGAGCAGGGCCAGGCCGGTGGTGGGCACGTAGCCCCCCGTCTCGAAGGACGTGGGCAGCTGGGGCATCGAGAAGCCCTTGCCGCCGATGAAGGGCACCCAGGACGGCACGCTGATGCTCAGCGAGCCCACGGTGTCGTTCCAGCCCTTGGCGATGCCGCCCCAGATCGCCTTGGCCGCGTCGAGAAAGGGGTCGAACATCTCGTGCGCGTGCTGGGTCACCCAGTTGATGACGTCTTGGAAGGCCTGCTGGATCTTGCCCCAATTGGTCACGATCTGCTCGACGGCCAGGCCGACCGGTCCGGTCAGGATGCCGAGCATCAGCGGCCAGTTCTGGGCCACCCAGTTGAAGACGGCCTGGAAGATGCCCAGGATCTCGTTGAAGGCCACCTTGATGAAGTCCCAGGTGTCCTTGATGACCGTCTTCCAGCCGATGAAGTGGGCGATGACCAACACGATGGCGCCCACCAGCAGCGCGATGAGGGTCACGATCAGCACGATGGGGTTGGCCTCCAAGGCCACGTTCCACAGCCACGTGGCCACGGTCGAGGCCGTGGTGGCGGCGGTCTGGAGGATCTGGGAGCTCTTGAGCAGCTCGACCGCGGCCTGGGACACCTTGATGACCGAGCCCAGGCCGGCCAGGGCCAGGCCCGCCTTCTGGAGCTCGGGGCCGTACTTCTGGCCCAGCAGGGACACGTGGTCGGTGATCTCGGTCTTGAGCACGTTCATGTGGCCGGAAAAGGTGTTCACGCTGGCCGAGGCCTGGCCGGCGTAGACCGTCGCGAGCGCCTGAACCGCCGTTTTGTGGTCGGCGGTGAGGTGGGTGTGCTTGTCCAGCACTATGCCCGCCTCTTTCAGCAGTTTCGTGTTCCCGTTGTATATCTTGCCGACCTGGGTGGCCGCGGTGGACAGGTCCTCGTGCTTGGCCGCCGCCAGGTCGCTCGTCTCGCCCAGGAGCTTGATCGCCTCCTTGGGGTCGTGGGTGGCCGTGGTCAGCTTGCGCAGCGCGTCCTGGGTCTCGGCCGAGGCGTTGCCGAAGTGCTCCTGGTGGTGGATGGCCTCCTCCACCTGGCCGGCGTACTCGCCGTAGGAGTGGCCGGTCGCCGCGATCGAGGCCTGGAGCTGCTGGTGCGCCGCCTGGTCCTTGGACCCCATGGCGCTGAGCGCCACGCCGACCCCGAGGGCGGCGCCGCCGACGCCCACCATCTTGTTGGCCGTCCCCTTGGCGTGCTCGCCCATGGACTGGAGCGACTGGTCGGCCGTCTGCAGCGCATTGCCGAAGGGGCCGAGCACGCCCGAGCTGTTGAGCGTGTTGAGCATGCCCGAGAAGGCGCTGTGCATCTTGGACGCCGCGGTCTGCCCCTTGGTGGCCGCCCCGTCGAAACTCTTCCCCAGGCCGCTGACGTCGCCCAGGATCTTGACCATGATGCTCGGACCCGCCATCAGCGTGTCTTCCTGTTCAAGCGGGCGATCTCGTCGGCCTCACGTCGCATCAGCCGGACCATGGCCGCGAAGTCCTCGTCTCTCAGCTCGTCGACCTCGTGGGGCCGAAGTCGCCAGTACCGGCAGAAAGCGGCTCGCTGGTCTGCGAGGTCCCGTTCGTAGGGTTTATGTCCTCCACCTCGACCTCGGTGTCGTAGGCGTGCATCCACAACGCGGTGAGGTCGTAGTCGGGGAAGTCGCGCAGCAAGGCACGGAAGGCCACGATGCGGAACGGCTGCGCGGTGGCGAGCTCACCGAAGTCCGCGCCCTCGATGCGGGTGAGCGCGTCGAGGGTGCGCTGGGTCGGCATGCGCTGGCTGAAGGCGGTGGTGACCTTGACCAGCGGCGGCAGGGGCGGCGGTGCTTCGGGCAGCGCCTCGAGCTCGTCGCTCACGGGTGCTTGCCTGCGACCCAGGCGCTGCCGTTCCAGTTGGCCGCCAGCAGGTCGGCCGTGATGACGTACTGGCCGGCGGCCCAGTTGGTGGCCGGGCTGGCGGTGAGCCCGGTCATGGCGGCCAGGTTGGCCGGGGTCGTCGCCCCCGACGGGGTGAAGTAGCCGGGCGTCCCGGCCGCCGCGCCGCTCGCCGCGACGGCGCCGCCGTCGACGCTGGGCGGGTTCGGCATGGCCCAGTCGATCAGGACCTCGGCCAGGGCTCCGGCGTCCCCGACGATCAAATCGTTCGCTGTCGGAATTGCGTAGCCGCTTATCACAGGGTTGGTGGCCGACTGGAGCTGGGACGACTTGGGGCGCACTCTGAACTGGGCCAGGGTGCCGTTGGTCACGTAGTTCTGGTAGGCCGCGTTGAGCGTGGCGTAGGTGGCGCCGGTGTCGAAGCTCTGGTGGAAGGTCACTTTCAAGCTCCACTTTGTGGCGCCCGGCAGGTCGGTCTCGCCGCAGAACGAGGTCGTGGTCACCGTGGCCGTGGTCGGGTTGACCTCGAGGTGCTTGACCAGGCAGCGCAGGTTCACCCCCGTGAGCTCGAAGTAGCAGTCGTTGAGGATGAGCGGCTGGGCCGTCGGCGGCACCGGGTCGCCCGTGGCGGTGAGGCTGACTTCGGGCGGTGGCGGCGGGGCGTCGCGGCCGGTGTCGTCCTTGGTGGCGGTGGGCATGGGTCTTCTCCTTCAGTCGTGGACGGCGACGGCGTCGGTGGTCTCGTTGCTCCAGGGAAAGCCGTCGAGTGCCTTGTTCAGCGCGCTCTCGAAGATGGCCGGCCCGGTGGACGCCACGCTGAGCCCGGCGGGGAACAGGTAGCGCCCCCGGGGGTCGTAGGGGCGGGTCGAGCGGTGCGGGGCACGCCTGGTGCCGCCGAACTCAAGCCAGCCGGCATAGCGCACAGTCGAGGAGCCCATGGCCACACCGGCGCCGTAGGGCTGGGCCGAGACCGCCACCGAGGAGGCCAGGCGCCCGGTGGCCGAGGGCACCTCCGAGCGGGTGGTGGCCGCCACCGGGCTGACCACGGCCGCTCCCGCGGCGGCGAAGGCGGCGTCGAGGGCACCGTGATCGGCGGTGAGCCTCCCCAGGTCGCGGCGCAGCGCGTTCAGCCCGATCACCGAGACGGCGGGATCGGCCATTACATCTGCACCGTCAGGATCAGCTCGACGGTGAGCAGCTGGATGCCGCCGGCCCCGGTCTGGTTGCGCCAGTTGCGCTCCTCGGAGGGATGGCACTGCGCCACCACGCCACCGAGCGTCTGGTCGGCCAGGATGGCCGAGCGGCAGGCCGTCTTCATGGCCTCGATGATGTCCTCGGTCTCGACGCCCGAACCGATGAGCACCGGCAGCTCGGCCGTGTCGACCCCGAAGCCGGCGTCGGAGTAGGTGACCAGCGTCGGCCGGTGCACCTCGATGAAGGGCGGGGTGACCGTCTCGGGCGGGTGGTCGAGCACCTTGACGGTCGGGTTGGCGCTCTGGAGGATCGGGACGAGGGCGTCGGCGCACTTGGTCCGGTCCCAGCTCACCCGATCACGACGTTGAGGAACGGCGCGATCAGCGTCTCGATGTCGGGGTCCTTGGGCCCGACGCGCACCACGCCCAGGTCGCCCCAGCCGATGGTGCCGTCGACCGAGTCACGCCGGCGGTACAGGCGCGCCGCTTCGTGCATCGCCACTGCAAAGAGCTGGTCGGGCAGGAAGCGGTCGGTGCCCTCGGTGACGTACTCGGCCATGCAGCGGCTCATCACCCAGCCGATGGCGGCGTTGAGCTCCTGGCCCACCAGCGTGTCGTCGCCGGCGTCACCGGTCTCGACGCGCAGCAGGTTCTGCACGTCGGTCGGCGTGGGCCAGCCCGTCGTGACGGGCCCGGTGTAGGGGGCACCGAAGCCGGCCGAGTAGCCCGGGTCGAAGGCGGTGCTCACGACCCCGAGACGGTGACCGCCTGCACCGCCATGGCGGAGAGCTGGCCCCCGGCGACCTGGGCCGTGTACTTCATCGCGATGTTGGTGACCCCCGCCGCCAGGGCGGCGACGAAGGTGACCTCGAGGCGCGCCTGGACCTGCTGCTTGCCCCCGACGAGCAGCACCTGTTCGGGCTTGGACCCGACCGCGACGGTGGTGGCGCCGGTCATGTCGAGGCCCACCTGGATCTGGTTGTTGTTGGCCACCGAGTCCACGTTGAGCGAGAGCACGAACTGCACGTCCGCCGCGTCGTCGAGCGTGAAGGCGTAGGGGGCGGTGCCGGGCACCGCGGTCCACGCCGCCGCCACCGCCAACGTGGCCGGTCCCTGGTTGACCACGTTGGCGTAGGGCGGGTTGGCGTCGTTGTAGAGCGCCGTGACGATGGTGCGCATGTCGGCCGGGCTTATGTCGCCCGTGGTGTTGTCGGGCAACAGGGCCAACAGGTCGGCCAGCGCCACGGCGTCCCCTACCGCGCCCTACGGCGCGGGGTGCCCGGTCCCGAGCCCGGCTCCTGGGGCTCTTCGGCGCTCTCCTCGGCCTCCTCGAGCGCTGCGGCCTCGGCCGCCGCCTCCTCTTCGCTGAGCGCGGGGGCGGGGATGGTGGTCCCGGCGTCGATCTTGACGATGCCGCTCGGGTAGCGGCCCAGCACCGGGGCGGCATAGCCCCAGACGCCGAGGCGGATAAGGCTCGGCCCGAGCACCTCCTCGTAGCGGAAGTTGAAGGTGCTCGACTCGAGGAGGATGGCGTCGTCGGCCTTCATCACGTAGACGTGGTTGTCCACACCGGCCCAGGACGGGATGCACTGCAGTCCCACCACCTCGCCGGCGATGTGGCCGTACTGCGTCGCTTCCCCCAGGCCGTAGGCGTTCATGGGCCCGTGATAGCCCGTGGTCACCAGCGGCCGTCCCTGCTGGTCCTTCTGCTTGGTCAGGAAGGCCCACGCGCCCGTCGACATGAACACGACGCGCGGCGGGGCCTTGCGGCGCTTGATGACGCTGGCCGAGGCGTCGATGAGGGCGTCGGGCAGGTTGGCGTAGGCCGGGGTGCCGGGGTAGTTGACCAGCGCGCCGAAGCCGGTCGAGACCACCAGGGCCTCGAAGGCGTTGACGACCGCCGTCTCGACGGCCTCGTTGTAGGCGCCCATGCAGTCGGCGTAGACGATGCCGTCGATGGCCGGGTTCGACCCGTCCACCAGCTGGCGGCTGACGTCCACCTTGCCGGTGTAGGTCACCGGGTTGGTCGTGATGACGTTGGCGGTGAAGGAGCCGTCACCGGCGGGGCTGCCTTCGGTCGTGGCCGTGACGGCCGCACCCGGCGTCACCTGCTTACCGAGATTGACCGGGTTGGCCGAGTCGATGCCGACGCGGCGCAGGGTGTCGGCCCAGGGGCGGGCGCCGTGGGCGATGATGGCGAATTCGTTGAAGAGCCAGGTCGGCGGGATCACACCGGGCCCCGTCGTCGTCGTGCCCGCCGCCCGCATCTGCATGGAGTGGCGGGTGAGGCGGGCCTGGGCGTCGGTGTCGGCGTCCATCTGGGCGTGGAGCAGGTCCCGGAAGAAGCCGTGGCCCTCGCCCCCGGCGTCTGCGGGCGGGCGGTAGACCTCGGGCTCGGCGCTCACCCGCACCATGGGCAGGCGGTCGGTGCCCGGGACCTCGGGCGCCTCGGACATCGCCCGTACGGCGGCGAAGCGGCGCTCGTCGGTCTCGCGCAGCTCGATGAGGCGGTCACCGAGCGGCGACATCTCCGAGCGGAGGTTCTCGAGCAGCGTGGCCTCGTTGTCGTCGGGGTCGCGGCCTTCGGTGTCGCAGCGGTTGAGGATCTCGTCGTACTGCTCGGAGAGCGTGCGGTAGTCCTCACCGAGCTTCTGCATCAGGCGGTTCGCCATGGGGATTCCTCCCAGCGCTTCGGTGCGCCGGGGCGCGCGGCGCATGAATGGTCATGCCCTGCGCCGGTTCACCCGTCTTGGCCGGTTCCCGGTTCGACCGGGGTTCAGCTGGGGCGGTTCAGCGATCCGGGGCGAATGCTAGCGGATGCGCTCGAGCAACTGGTGGGCCCGGGCCTGAGCGACCCGGAAGCCGGCGATGGGATGGGCCGAGCGGATGGCGGTGACCGCGGCGGTGGGATACGCCGGCTCGTGGGTCAGCACGATGTGGTCGAGGTGCGCCGCGGTGCGCTCGTAGGCGCCGTCGGGACCGACCTGGGGCCGTCCCGCCACCTTGAAGCCGATGGAGAGCCCGGTGACCTCACCCGAGCGCACGAGCTCGAGGGCGTCGTTGGCCTTGGTCGTGTTGTAGAGCGGCCAGGCGCCGTGGAGGCCGTCGTCGCGCTCGGTGAGCATCGCCGTCTTTCCGATGGGCTGCTGGCCGCTGGTGCGGGCCTGGTGGGAGTCGAAGAGCTTGACCTGGCCGAGCTGGCCCGCCTCGATCTGGCGGGCGAAGGCGCCGGGCATGAAGCGCTCCCGGCCGGCATCGCCGGGAAGGTTGATGGTCTCGCCGTAGGGGACGGCCCGCCCGATGAGGGTACGGCCGTCACCGGTGTCACGCACCTCGAGCTCCACGTCGAAGGTGCGCAGCTCGAGCTTGGCCGGGCCGCGCGCCCGCCCCGATCCGGCCGAGCCGCTGTACTCGCCCTTGTCGCCCGAGACGCTGGTGCTCTTGGCCAATGCCTTGGCCTTGTCCATGGCCGCCTGGCGCTGGGCGGCCGAGATGGAGCTGGCCTGAGGGATGCGGGCCAGAGCGTTGCGCAGGTGGGGCAGGTCGACGTCGCCCGCGGCATTGCGCACCGGGAAGTAGCGCAGGCTGCGCGGCACCGTCTTGCCGTCGGCGTCCTTGCGCCCACCGGGGCCGATGAGCAGGAAGGCGCTGTCGGGAAGGTTGTTGACGTACGCGGTGTCCCAGACGTCGCGGTTGCCGCCCATCATCTGGCCGACGTTGCCCGAGCCCATCATCTGGTTCATGAGCGCGACGAGCTTCTTGTAGTCGTCGTCGGACAGGTCGGCCACATTCGCGGGCAGGTTCATCATCTGGGGGTTCATGTAGGCGATCGGGTTCGTCATTTGGCCGCTCCGTTCATCGCGGCGACGGGGGTGCCGTCGGGGTGCTCGTTGGGGACGTCTGGGGGCACCATCGGTGCCATGGGTGGCGGGGGCGGCGGTGCCGGCGGCGGGATGTCCGGCTCCACCACCCCCGCCGGCGGCTCGACCCCGAGCTCGTCGGCCACGACGGAGATGGGGTCGAGGTTCTTGCGGGCGCGGATCTCGTCGACCAGCAGCCACTGGCTGGCCGGTCCCGGCCCGCCCAGGGCGAGGTTCAGGGCCTGGTACTCGCTCAGCGTGTCGGTCTCGAGCCAGGCCGCCAGGTCCCACTTGAGCATCTGGCCCCGGGGCAGCAGCTCGAGGCTGGCCGCCTCTTCGAGCAGCGCGATCCACGGCGCCATGGAGTCGTTGCGGTTCTGGATCTCCTCCATCTGCGCGTTCTTGTAGGTCCCGCCGCCGACGTTGGCCCCGAGCTTGGAGGGCGGGATGCCCCACAGCAGCGCCACCTCGATGAGGGAGAGCTGGCGGGACTCCACCATCTGGCTGTCCACGGGGCGATAGCTCACCGGGGTGAAGTCGGTGAGCTCGTTGAGCACCGCGATGGACGGGGTGCCGGCGAACTTGGAGATCCACGACGCCTTGGCCGCGTCGGCCTGGTCCTGGGTCACCTCGGGGCGGTGCACCTTGAGGATGCCGGCGGGCATGCCGCCGGCGTTGAAGAAGGTGGCGCCGTAGGACTGCAGGGCGAGGGCGAGGGCGATGGCGTCCTCGGTGGTGTCGATGAGCCCGCGCCCGAGCGGCCAGCCGGCCCGGCCCAGATGGGATTTCACGTGCCAGACGTCGCTCGGGTCGTAGACCTGGCCGGCGATGTACCACGCCGCGATGGTGGGGGTCATCGGGTTCCCGGTGAAGCGCACGGCGGCGAGCGTGGGGTGGACGGGTTTCAGCGTCAGGGGATAACCGAGCTTGTCGCGGCTGGTGACCAGCGCGATGGAGTTGCCGTAGAGCGTGAGGGACTCGGTGCAGCCCGACCAGAAGGCCATCGCCGTCTGGTTGGGGTCGGGCTGGCGGATGACGGCGGGCTGGGGGTCGAGGGCGTCGGTGCCCCGGAAGGCGGTGCGCGGCAGCATGCCGACCCCGCCGCAGACGATGGCGCAGCCACGCCAGAAGGCCGGGACGGAGAGCGCCTGGGCTTCGGAGGGCGGCGGCAGCACGTTGGCCGAGGGCCAGGTCTGCTCGGGGCCCGCCATCCACTGCCCCGCCGGCGGGGCGACGGGCGCCGACGAGACGGGCGACACGTTCGGGGAGGAGCGTGTCTGGGGGAAGTCCCGCCGGCGCCGGGGCAAGAGTCTCACAAGATCTGGGGCGATCCTTGGCCGGCCTTCACCAGGCCCCATTGTGCCAGCGTGACCGCGACGAGCGGGGATATGTCCCCGCCGGTCTTGCGGGCCCACGCCCAGGCGTCACCGAGCACGCGCTTGCGGGCCGAGTTGACGGCGGCGTTGAGCACCGGCTGGTCGAGGTGCGCCAGCGCGCCCTCCTTGACCGCGTCGAAGAACTGGCCGCACGCCTGGGCGTACTCGCGGGCCGACAGCGTCTCTGTCTGCACCCCGGCGGCCGCCAGGTCGATGAGCAAGGCCCCCGCCGGACTGCCCGGGTCCACCACCACCGGCAGGGCGGCCCAGCGGCTCTGGAGGGCGCTGAGGCGCCCGGTGACCCATTCGGCCCCGGGGCGGTGCTCGACCACTTCTGTGTGGCGACGGCGGTCCCCCCGGTAGCCACAGACGGCGATCGCCGCCGCCGAACGGTCCGGCGTCATGTCGAGCGCGAAGCACGGCATCCCCGACAACGTGCTGCGCGGGTCACGGCAAGCTGCCCAAAGCTGTCCAGAAATGACCGGCCGACCGGCCGTGGCCCGGCGGTTCAAGTATGCCCGGGCGAACTCGGCGGGGTCGAGGGAGTCGTGGTCGGCCCGGATGACCTCCTCGGTGACGGTGTGGCCGAGGGCGGGCATGCAACTCCACCACGTGGCGGGGTCGTCGGGGTCGTCGTCGTCCTCGGCCGACCACTCGAAATAACACACTCCGGTGTTCTCGCCGGCGTCGACCCGGGCGCGCCCGTCGTCCACGAGGTCGTTCATAAGGATCGATTCGTCGGTGCCCATGGTCGAGGTCCACCAGAGCTGCGCCGCGGGCCTGCTCATCATGGCGGGGCGGAAAGCCTGGATCAGCCGGGTGTCGCGCTGGGCCCAGGTCTCGTCGATCATGCCCAGGTCGAGGTCGAAGCCGTGACCCGAGCTCTCGCCCGACGCCGTGATCTCGACGGTGGACTCGGTTGGGGTCCACAGCGTCCGCTCGGCCCCGGCGCGCAGGCGCCGGCGGATGAGACCGCCCAGGGCGGACTCTGAGACGAGCGTGGTCTGTTCCTCCCACTTGGCCCGGGACATGTTGCGGTCCTGGGCGGTGTAGAGGCAGCGCTGGTGACGCCCCCAGCCGAGACACCGGTCGACCTGGACGGCCAGGAGGAGCGTCGTCTTGCCACTGCGGCGTGGAACAGTGACGCCGACTTGGCGATAGGCCGGGAGGCCGGTCGACTCCTCGAGCTCCAGGGCGACGTCGACCACCTGGCGCTGCCAGGGCAGGAGCGGCTGGCCGAAGCTCTCGGCCAGCTTGGCCGCCCGTGGGCCCAGACTCGGCCGCTCAGACCTCGGGCTTGCCCAGCGGGGTCGACAGAGCTGCGATGACCTGGGTGAGACCAGCGTCGACGTCGGCCACCTCCTTGCCGGTGAGCGTCATGAGGGCGGCCAGGTGGGCCCGCACGGCGGCGGCCCGGGCGTAGGTGGGCTGCTCGGGGTCGGACATGGCGTCGTCGAGGAGCTCGGCACTGGTCAGCGCCGCCGCGACGGCCGCCTCGTCGATGCCCTCGAGCCGTCCGCCGGCCCGCATGGCCGCCACCGTCTTCTTCGTCGCCGCTCGGTTCCGGTAACGCACGATTCCTGCGCCCTTCTCGGCTTTACTCCGTTCTGCCCATTTATACAGGCCTTTTGGAGACATTTGCGCA